AAATTCTGGTCGTCTTTCGAGAATATTTATTGTATTGAAGATCTTTCCGAATCTGGGACACAAATTCAGAATACCATACATCCCTTGCTGAATCCACATATCTGCAAATTTAGATTGCCGCTGGTCCCGAATATTCATATAGTATTTAATATTTGATTAATATAATCTAATCTAAATCTAAGAGCATTTTTTTCTTTTCTAAAATAAGCAATAATACAATGATCATTTATTACGCCATACCATCCAATTAGTCCAGGAGCATAATTTATTCTACATACTTCTTCATCTATTTCTAGTACTTGAACATCTTCCAGAAGTTCATCTAAAGATTTTCCTTTTAATTTTTTCATTTTTATAAATTTTTAGTGTTTTGTCAAACAAAATAACTACCATTAAATAATGAACTATAGTCAAATCCATCCATGTTTCTACCTTTAGGTAATTCTTTAAAAATTCCAGTAGCTCCGTGAAATCCCATACCAATACGAATATCGTCTTCTGAATATGTACTTTTAAGAAGTTTGATACTTCTAAAGAATTTTCCTCCTGTAGTCTCATCTATAAAGTTTTCTACTTTATAACTAGGATCATTTGTCTGATACCTAATTGGATCAAAAAGACTAGTAATTACATCACTATCTTCTCCAGGTCTTCCACTCTCCTTGATATCATCTATAGTTGGTTCAAACGAATCCATTTTTCGAAATGCTGGATTATTTAAACCTCTTGTAAGTTGACTAACGGTAACAGGAGAATATCCTAACATGTCTCTAAACCATTGATTATATTCTGAAACTTTATCAATAGCTTCTTTTTTATTAGATTGCCCTTTCTCAAGTTTTGTGATTCCTAAATGATCTTCTATAGGAATAACTATTTCATTAGGATGATTTGGTATGTATACTTTAGTATATTCATCTACTTGCTCAAATCTACCATTATCTTCTGCATATCTCCTTACATATTTATAAATTGCTGTTGGATTTTGAGCTCCTTCTATAATATCTACTATTTCAAGAAGTTCGTTCAAATAATCTTTATAAGCTAAAAATAAATCATGTTCATCTTTTGTGAGTTTTACATCCCACCATCCTAGTAACTTTGGAATAGGTATTAAAATACCTTGATCAACAAATATCTTTCTACTCATCCATTTAGCAAGTGTATATATTTTACTTCTTTCCATAGAAAATAATATCACTTTAAACTTAACATCTTTAGGTCGAGTTTTTATATACCACTCAGCAGGATTTAATATATATGCTGAATGTACATATGCAGATTTTCCAGATCCACTAGCTCCAAACACCATAGTAAGAATTCTTTTACGAATTCCTATATATCTATTTAGTCTATCAAATCCCATAGGTATTCCATTGTTGAGTCCCTTCATACCATTCTCAACTTCTTTTGATAATTGTTCAAAACTCATATTATTAATTTTCTTTTTCTGGAATTATTGGTGTGCTATTGTGAAGCATCGTAGTTTTATCTGAAGATCCTTTAGATGATCCCCATTCATAAGAGATTATAGTGGTATATGAACCAAGAAGTGCTCCTATACATAGAGTGATTGTATCAGTATATATATACCACTGATATTATGTGTAAACATGAACACTATTACAATTATAAGACCTATAATTACAACAAGAGCTAATATATATCTAAATATATAATCAATAAGATCTTTAGTTTGAGGATTCATGTTTACATTTTTAGGAATATTTTTCAAATATAATCATTTTTCAGATTAGTTAAGATTCGTAATATGAAATAACAATACAGCATTCATATTAACATGCTTACCAAAGTGAATTGACAGGGCATTGAAATTTCATCTTAACAGTTTTTAGTTCCGTTTTCATTCACCATTTTACCTGCATCCCTTGCTTGTAAGGCTTCCAATTCAGTGATAAAGGTTTCATAACAATTTGCTCTTTCTCTTGTCCTTGTTACTGTCATGGTCTTTAGTGATCCTTCATAACCGTTAAGGAAAGCATTAATGTTTTTTACTCTTTCTTTGTACTTTTCAATCAGTTGTTTCATCTTTTTTAGTTTTAAATTCAAATTTCTTACAACTCTGTGTATTTTGTTTGTACGTCAATCTTACGATGTTCATACATACTCCTGTTACTACTCCAAACGTAGAAAAGTGTTTACAATTCGAGCATACTTTCTTATCCCCTTTCGGGGCAATGTCAATGAAGTATTGCATGATTAATCTTTAATTCCAATTGTTACTTTAAGAAAATTGGTTGCAAATTCGCCTGCCCTTTTAACTGAAAATTCATTACTCTCTCTATTTTCATATCCAACATTATCAATTTCAACTATAAAGTTATCTACCAATTTACACATTTCTTTCAAGTTCTCAAATCTTTCATTGTCGGTATTTGTTTCACCAACAGGATTGATCTTACCTACTAACTTATTTACAATATCAAAATTTGTCATCTTTTTACATTTTTATAATTTTTACTTCGTCTTTCAAATAACTCAATCGGTACTGGTACAGTTCAGGTAACTTTTTAGCATTCGTTTACGGGGAATACATTTCCAGTTTGAATAAGATAAATTAGCTTTATTTGGTTAGTGTATTTTACCATGCCTATCTCATCTTGATTGCCACAATAATAATTATCACCATATTTATTTATTATCATGCAATAATCAAATTTCTTTGTGTGATAAGCGTAATAGCAATATCCTACCCCATTTGTTTCATTAAATCCATTATTAATAAACCATTGGTGTGTTATTTCTTCATTTTCTACACATTTATTAACAGCAGTTAATTGTCTTATTTTTTTTATTGCTATCTGGTATCTATTCTCCTCGTTATATCTACCTGTTGCATGAAGACCAGCATTAAATACGTCACGCATGGCAAAATATAGAAGTTGTTTATTTATTGTTATATCTTCCATTTTGTTCTAAGTGGTTAATAAATAGTTCTATTTCAGTTTTTAATAATCCCATTTTGGTAATAAAATCTTCCATCGAATCATCATCTTTTTTATGAAGCTTAATGGAATATTTACAGTCAGATATTTTAATAAAGGTATCCCTGTATGTTTTATCATCATATCGCACATCTCCATCAAACGTAACAATAGTGCTAGTTGAAGATGATGTTATGCCATTTAACCATGTTCTTTTATTGTACATATTGTGTTTTTAGTGTATAATCTTTATTAAATCAATAATATGTATTACTATTGCCTCCCCTGATTGGAATAAGTGTATTAGGTGGTTCATAGGTTTTCAAGTTCGTTTTTTACCTTCTCCCACCAACAAGCAGGATGCCAACTATTAGGTTTATAATCATTAATAGCCATTTTAAAAGATAATATAACCTGATTAACAGTTATCAAAGCGCATTTTTTCGCTATATCTTTTGTTGTTTCACAAAGGAATAATAGCTTATAGTACTGATCAAATATTCTTTTCGCTTCGTCTTTCGGTGTCATTTCTTATAGTTTTATGGTTCTTGATTTATCTGTTTGTGCATAAAGTTTTCTGTACGAAGTACAAATTCCAGATTTTCCGTTGCGTGGGATATACATGATGCAATCTTTTCCGCACGTTCCATCAACCTCTCCAATTTCTCCCATCACCTTGCAATAGAAAAAACCTTTTTCGTCAGATATTTTAGCCTCAAAAACAATTCTTTCGACTTCGTTGTTATCTATCATTTGCTGTTTGTGACCTGCGATTGTATAACACGTTTCTTCGTCATTATCTGAAAAATAGTATTTTGACATGTTTTATAGTTTTATTCGTTAATTATTTTGGTTCTGGTACACTTAAGGTGAGTTTTTAACTCGCCCCTTCACCTGAAATATACTTTGCTGCCAATTCTTCTGATGTGAAGAAATTCACATTTGGAATTGGTAAGGTGTATTCTTCATCTTCAGCTTTCAATCGCCAGAAACCGTCCGATCCTTCGGGTTCGTACCAATTATTATGCAACCAATCTGCGAAGTCGGTTATCTTAGAAATTCCTGCATCAAATCCACATTCGAATGGTATTTTATATTCATCAATTGGAGTACATGCCAACGCGCAGCTAATAGCGAAATTATCAAATGCTTGTTTCTTTTCTTCTTCTAAATTCATAATTTTAGTATTAGTATTTGTTTCGACTTGATTCTCAAGCCGTATTATTTAACTGTTCGTTTATCAATCGCTTGACCTGATTCAATCAATCCGTAGACATCAAAATGCCATTCAAAAAGCTTTTGCATGATTAAAAATCCATCAAATAAATCTACTTCCTGAGAATAATCAGCAGTACGAATACAAACCTCTAAATCTAAATCAATATTCAATGGCATATAGAAATCTATATCTTTATGAATATTCTTTTCAATATAATCAATCGGTATCGTTCCATCTTCCAAAGGCTCGGTAAGTGCAGACATTGGAAGGAGAAGGGGCTTCCATCCACTAATAATTGTAAGGTTGTATATCTCAAAGTTTAAGGTGTA